ACGGACTTTATCGCATTTCCGCTCATAAGGGAAGGCATACTTAAATTGCCGCCCCCGCCCCACATCACGCCGCCCTCAGCAGCTTCCTTGCCTTTGGCAGTTTCGGCCATAAACTCTTGTTCTTGCTTGGAAACTTGTTTGTTGTTGCGGGTGTAGTACCCAGACTGGTGTTCACCTTCTCGGGTTGACTTGATGTTGGTCATCTTGAATTGCGATGCCAGACCCTTGAGGTTGGTGTCAGTCCGTTTGGTCCGGTCAGACTTGATGGAGAAGGGCTTGATGAACACTTGCTTGGGTTCAACGTCGCAATGTTCGCATTTCTGCTCCCACGCATCAAAATACCCGTGTTCTTCGCATTTATAACTCTTCAATACTGCCATTTTGTACCCCTTTTAAGTTGTTCATCGAAAGTTTCATCAGAATAGTCATTGGCGTTTTTCAGGCCCAATTTAAGCCTGATTTGCCCATTTTGAACCCTCAAACCCGTATTTCTAACGATTTTGGGCTTATTTTCTTTGTTATAGTGGATAAAGCGGGAATTGTCTTTATTTCTCATAATCTCGACTTCACCAGCCTCAATTCGCCGCATAGCGTAGGAAACACGGATCTGAACCATCTCTGTCAGGGGATGTTTCTTAAAAACAAACACATCTTTGAGGTGACCCTCGGATAAGCCAGTCATTTCGGCGAGGAAATGCCAAGAGATCACCCGCTTAGGATCTTTGTTGAACCTATCCATCAGGCGATAGAGTTCACCTTTGGGGAAGATCTTTGGGTCCATAACCAATGTTCCGCAGATAGGTTGATACGTTACGGGATACCGAAAGCTCTTCAGGAGTGCGGTCTTGAATCTTGTGGGCCATGTCTCTTGTAATGCGGCGCACGATCATTTGATTTTGAACTTGCTCGGCAAAAACTACGACCGCTAACGCGCTTGCCATCACTCGGTCGTCCTTGCCCCGACCAGGGGCCGAAATTGTTCCGTTATTTCTAACGATGGTTTTCATCTCGTCGAGGAGTTCTGTCGAGTTGATGGTCATCATCCGGCGCTCAAAGTAGTCCTTCGTGTAGTTCATCATGCGCTCTTTGGACGGACCAGTTGTCACCCAGCCAATAGAGTTGGTCAGCCCGCCAAGCGTATCGTTCTTTCTCCAGATATAGTTCTTCATACTGGAGAGCACGTTCATCAGATCCTTGCCCATCTGGCTTGTTTCGGGGACCGAACCGATAGCCGATGCCTGACGTTTAAGATTTGTAAGTTCTTGAATAACAGCTTGTCCTGGTCCGTTAACTTCCAAGTTAAGGGTTGAGTTCTTGTAAGCTCCCGCCAAGTGAGCGATAACCCACGCAAACTGATAAGTATTGAGTTCAGACGTGGCAAACTCCGCAACCTGGTCCAGACCATCGGCGTAGCAACGGTAGACCTGGATACAGAAACGATCTGCCCAGTCCGACGAACCATACGCAGGGTCTGCGCCAATGACATACACGGCGGTGTCAATCGGTTCTTCCCAAACCTTGAGGGTACAGACTTTTTCCGAGGATTTGATAACTTCCGTGTCTTGGAAATAGTTTCCAAACATATATCGGTAACAATCGGGCTGCTTCTTACGCGCATCTTTCATGGCCTCCGTGCAGCGGCTGTTTGAAAAGAAGTTAGTGCCAGTCATAATGAAGGCATAGTCTTCTGTCGGCGGGAACTCTTGATACATCAGCGCATCGTCCTTGATGCCTTCGATCATCTTCCAGCGCCACCAAGCAATCTGCCGCGAGTTGATCTCAACGCCGTAGAGCTTCTTAATTTCCTTGACCCACTCTTTCTCTTCAGGAGAGAGCTTGCCGTCCCAGTAAGTTTTGTAAACGGAACCTTCAGGATCTGCGGAATAGAGTTCGTTTCGCCACCAGCCACAGAAGATTGCCTTCTGAGTTCTAGCTTTCTTGGCAGTTGCATACATGTCGTGGAACATGTTGAAGCCACGCGCTGTACTCTCAAACATATACAGGCGCAAAGGATTAGTCTCGGCAAGAGAAGCCAGCAGCGATGCCAAGCCTTCTTCGTCGCCCCACGAGCTGGTCTCAGTACCGTGAAGGTAGGTAATCGCTTTACCGCGCCCCAGCGACCCCTTGGCCCGCAAGCCTGCCACTTGGTAAAACAAACGGCTGCGGTTCTTCAGCGTCAGCGAGTTACGGTTATGCGTGATCTCAGGAATCTTATACTGCTTGGGGAGGCCAGACATATACATGGCAAGCGTCTGCCGGAACATGTCACGGTTTTCTTCAGTGTCTGTCGTCAGTGTTCCTTGAAGACCAGGATGTATAAAATGCCAATACAGATCAAGAGCAAGAGAGATAGTGGTAATGCCAAGTTGCCGCCCTTTCAGGATAACAAAGAAATGTTTGTCCTCTTCCAGACCTTGAGCGATCTCGTTCATCACATAGGTCTGAGTGCCGAGAAGATTGCCCATCTTCTTCAGGCCATGCTCTTTCGTTTCAATACTTAACTCAGCGCAGAACTTGTAAAACGCCTGAAGGTCAAACTTCATTTTGTAAGTTCCGGCAATGGCATCCAATCGGTTGGGAGCGGAAGGGCATTGTCACTTTTATATGCTTCCCATCCTGCGCTGAATAATTGAGCTGCGTAACAACACTGCCAATTTCCAAATATTTTATCATTATAAACCCCAATAGAAATTTGGTTGTAGCTCTTAATCAACACAGGCGTTCCATCCTTTGGAGCAGTTTCAATAGGTTGCCAATTCATAGCTTTGTGCTTTCATACCAGCCGTCAGTTGAAAAAGTATTGCCAACGATTTTACCGCAAACGTCTACGAAAGTATTGATCGCATTGTTTGTGCGACCCTGAAACATGTGAAACACCCCACCGTTATAGTGAGTGCCCCTGCCAAAATATCCATAATTGCCCAAAGCCCATCGTCCCTCGTCGGCAGGATACAGGTAGTGAGTAGGATATATAGCGCGAACAGGCACACCCAGTCTCTCAGCAGACTTTGTAAACTCTTGCGCCACGTCACACTCCGGCTGCTCAGAAAAGGTTTTACCCACTTTCTGCCAAGCCTCACGGTGAACCATATAAAAAGCCGGACCAGCGTAAATGTGACAAGGATCAAGGTGGTTAGCACTTTGAGCGATGCCAAGAATACCCCGATTGTCTTTCGTCCAGCGATACGCCCTAGCCATAATTGTCTCACAGGTCGGAACGCAGTCGATCTCCAGAAAGCAAACAACCTCCGCACCCGTCTCAAATTCATCTTTGCAAACCTTGTCCATCCACTCGCCATGCGGCATGTGAACCCGATAATACGTCGGACTCAACCCAAAGTGCTTCATCACACTCTCATGCGCGTTAATCATTCGCGTATCGACATCAGGCCACGCCAGCGTATGTACTCTCATCATCAACCCCTTCATTGGTGCGCCCAGAACGATTCGAACGTCCGACCCTCAGATTCGTAGTCTGATGCTCTATCCAGCTGAGCTATGGGCGCTTAACTAATTCTCCAAACCCGCAACCCACCATCATCCCGACGGGTCACAAACTTCCAGCCAGTCTCCTTCGTAAAACGCCACATCAGCGTCCTAACCGTCTGGCAAACACCCAAATCACCCTCAACATAAAACGAATCGCCAGGATCCATCTGGGCAAACGGATAACTATGCTTCCGAGCACGCTTCAGAAACTTGTTTACCGGAATATGTTTATCAATCTGTATAACCATACAACATGTATAACAGAAGAAATAAAAAACACCAAGAAAATTTTTTGGGGGAAGAGTTGTGGGGTGCACACCCACACGGCCCCCCTTGGCCCATGCAGTCCATTCTAGGCGGTCAATCCGGTATTATTTAATCAATCCATATCCATCCATATCAGATATGTATTTATATTAATATAAAACGGATTCTAGGGCTTTCATGGCAACCAGGGACAATTTCCCCTTGGTCATGACACGCAAAGGGGATTTCCCAACGCGCGGGAAGAATGAACCTCAATCCAGTTCATTTTAGAAGCTAGGGTATTATTTGTACATATACCCCATATATATAATATATATATAGATATAAATCACACAATCTTTCTGTAGATTAACCTGCTGGTATATTTAACACACATATTATGTAAATAAGTATTTTTACTAACATATTATGATCTTTACAATCATCTTAATATAAGTATTATCTTAATCAGATAATCAATAATGATTATCATCATAATTATATATATATAGGAAAACACCATGAAAAACATTCATAAGGAAATATCTGATAAAATATTATCAGCAATGGAATCCGGCAACCTTCCTTGGATCAAGCCTTGGTCAGGCAAGGGTACTGGTAACATGCCACGCAATGCAGTTAGTAAGCGTGCTTATTCCGGTGCTAACGTGCTTCTGTTATGGTTAGCTGCTGAAAATAATGGTTACACTTCAGGAAAATGGCTAACCTACAAACAAGCTCAGGAATTGGGCGGTAATGTTCGCAAGGGTGAAAAGTCTACCAGCATTGTTTACGCTTCAACATTTGAGAAGCAAAACGAGAATGGTGACAAGGACGTGATCCCATTTTTGAAGTCTTATGCTGTTTTTGCTGTTGAACAGTGTGAAGGTCTTGAAGCCTTGCAAGAAAAACCAATGATTTTAAACATTGAGCAGCGTGATTCTGACTGCGAAGCGTTCATACAATCCACGGGCGCGATTGTACGACATGGTGGTGGGCGTGCTTATTACACCTCAAAAGATGATTATATCATGTTGCCACCCTTTGAGACTTTTAACGGTTCAAATGGTTATTATAACACTGCCTTGCATGAATTGGTTCATTGGTCAGGACATGAAACACGCTGCAACCGTCAATTCGGCAAGCGTTTTGGTGACAAGGCTTACGCTGCTGAGGAATTGGTTGCTGAGCTTGGTGCAGCGTTTATGTGTGCAGAATTTGGCTACGATGCTGTAACTCAGCACGCTGCTTATATCCAGAGCTGGATCGATCTGATTAAGGACGACTGCAAAGCGTTTATAACAGCAGCCAGCAAGGCAAGCGCTGCGGTGGAATACCTTAGGGGCTTGGCGCTGCAAGAAGAAAAGATTGCAGCCTAACAATGGTTGGGGGGAATAGTCCCCCCTACTCTCAAACGATAGGGGTCTACAATGAAACACACTGAAACAATCTTAGACAGTCTCTTTGCCACGCTTGGCCTGATAGTCTGGGTATATCTCTGCTATTGGTGCATGATCGTTTTCGGTTAATAGGGGGTTAAAATGATTGAAGCTGGATATATTGCATACAACGGTCACGTCTTTACACAAGCTGAAGCTGACGTTTACAACCGTGAGATTGAACGCTGCGAACGCTTTCCAACAAAAGCAAACCTGAACGCTAAGCACCGCACGTTTTGTGCAATCATCGGTCTTTACAAGTAAAATGGGGTCTAAAATGACATTAGATGAAACACTGGTTAACGTCTCGCACGCTCAAAATACAAATGAATATCATTACGGGGATAATGCAGTCTTGTGGGAAAAGGCTGCAAATATTGCAACACTCAAGCTAAATAGACCTGTTTCTGTGCAAGAATGTATACTTATGCACATTGCATATCTTGAGGCAAAGGTTGCTGCAAAGCCTGTTATGGTGAGTAACATGATCGAGATCATGTCTTTGTATGGCTCATTAACTGGCTCAATAGCGCAACCCGTGCAAACTGCTCAAGTTGATGACGAGATGCTGGCTAAGGTCGAACACGATCTTTTGCAGTCTCTAGCAGCTCCAGAGGATCACCATGAATAAGGATGACGTTAGAGACTGGATCGTTTTGTTCCTGTTTTACTCTAGCTTGGCAATGATCTTGGCAATCGTGCTTTGTGGTTGCAGTGCCTCGCGTATGGGTCTATAACAAACAAATCAGCCTTGCTGGTGTTTTCCTCCCTAGACTGGCCCCGCTTCGGTGGGGTCTTTTTTTGTCCGATTAAAATAAACGGCCCAACAAGCCCCTATTTTAGGGTGGGCCTTTGTCTGTGGATTATAAACACAGACTTAGACGCTGGCAGTGGGTTTTTGTTGGTTTAATCGTCTTTGTAGGGCTTACGGGTTTGCACGGTTGCCGCCTTACGGTCTTCGTCTAGCCATTCCTGCACAGAAAAACGCTCACCGATCTTGATGCTTTTCAGCTTTGTCTGAAACAAATCACCGCTTTTGCCAATATTGGCTACCAGTGAGACAAAACGCTCATAGTTTGCCTGTCGTTCCTCTGGTGTTGGGATTTTATCAACCATGAAACGTTTCTGGCTTGGCGAAAAGGTTGGATCATAGTCTTCGGGCCATTCTGTCGGCACCATGTAAGCCCGATCCTGTTTCATGTTGCTTGCCAATGCCTTGGCTTTGTGAGGCAATCCAATGCCGATAAAATACCGATGCCACTCCCTGCCGTGTTGCTTGTCTGTAATCATGTAACCCATAGTTCCGTCAGGGTTTTTCCTAGCAATCATATAATTGTAGGCGGTTTGATCCCAAGGGTTGTTCCAGCCTGCTGGCTCTCCCGAAACTGTTTTAGCCATTCCAATCGCTCCTGTTCAAATTTGTCTAACTGTTCCTGCGTATATTCCCCCTGCCGAGCCCCTTGTTCTAAGCCAGCCCAGCGTTCTTGGTTCAGCCAAGTCGCGGGATGGGGGATGAATTGCTCGTCAGTGGCAAAGGGGTAGGCCTTTACCCCGCTGCAAATCTCGTCAGCGGTGGCCTTGTTGAGGGCTTTGGTAAAAGCCTTCAGTGCCTGTGCCTTGTTCAAGCGTCTTGGGTAACAATTCCAAAACCGATCAAACTCAGCGGAGCCTGCGAAGCGGCTTTTTTTGTTAGTTTTTTTTATCTGTATCTGTTCTGTTTCTGTATCTGTATCTGGCACCGTTTCATTCACCGTTTCTGCAACGTTACTGGAACGTTCCCTGAAACGTTTCACTCGTTCAGTAGAAGTATCTGATTTATATTGCCTTTTCTCCCAACCGTGAGGCTTTAGCTTCTTGTCTCCATCTATCAAGCCAGCCGCTTTCAACGTGTCTATTTCCGTTTTGCAAACCAGTGTTGGCAGACGTAATTCAAAAGCTAAATCGTCAAGGCTAGGCAGAACGCCACCGTGTTTGCTCGCGATGCAAAGCACGTTGATCCAGAGCTTGAACGTCTCACCGCTCAGCTTCTGAACCTTTGGATCGTTCAGAACGTCATCGTAAAGCCTGAACCACCGCATAGCTTTACCCCTGTGCGTTGAGCCTCTCGACAGCTTCCTGCTCAGCTTGCGCGAACTGGTCGTCTTGCTGCAATTTGATAAAATGCAAACCAGCCTTCATCAAAAGTCTAATGGCCTCAACGTCTGATTTGATCCGGTTGTCGAAACGGAAATCCTCGATTTCAGTCCACAGTGTCTCAGGAAAAAGCATAGACTTTCTAACGAGTTGGTCGGACATTTTAGTCTCCATGTTTAAGTTAAGGGAACTAATTTTTAGCACAGATAAAATATTTTAGCAACTTGGTTGACAATGCTATTTATTTAATATATTAAGATAGTCCTAGAGGGTCGCTACTATGAAAAAAGAAATTGAACAAAACCTACAGCACTTGAGCAATATGCACACTGTGCTGGAACAGGCCAAACACGGATTGTATTCATTGCACCCGCATTTGATGCAACGTGAGGTGCTTGGGGTTTATGCTGATATTCTGCATGGTCTGACTCTCTTGCAAGTTGATGTTCAATCAGCCGCTTTTGATATTAAAAACGGCAAAGCAGTAGGAGAGGCATAACATGGCAAGTGGTGGACATATTATCGGAGAAGGCTTTGCGCCAGAAGACCGCAAAAACGCATGGTGGGCAACAGATTCGAGACGTGCAGTTTCGGGTCAGCTCCTTGACGTGCTGCTGGAGAAGCGGGGCGAAAAGGAACGTGCTGATCTATCAGGCGTCGAAGCGGTTCAAATGGGCCTCTTTCTGGAAAGCGCAATCGGGCGGTTGTGGGAAGAACAGACTGGAATATCAGTTCGTGATCTTGACGTAGCAGGCACACACTCGACCGAACCCTGGCTTCGCGCACATGGCGACTTCTGGACAGGCGACAACGGTCTGTTGGAAGTTAAGAACTTTGGAGATCACCAGTTTAAAAAATACCCAGAGATGGACGACCATTGGACGAAGCTGCCTGAGCAGGACATTGTGCAGTGCATCCATGAGGCAACCGTGTTCAACGTGCCGCACATTTACTTTGCGGTGCTGTTCGGCGGTCAGCGGTTCCGTTGGTGGCGCATTGATGTCACAGACGAGATGAAGGCAGACTTCATCCAACGCGCTGCTGGCTGGTGGGGTATGCACAAGACGGGTCAGTTGCCCAGCCCTGAAAGCGTTGCACAGGCTCAGAGCATTTACCGCAAGGACGATGGCACCAGCATCATTGCTACCAAGGTGATCGA